CATGTGGCAGAAGTGTTGTCAGAGACATCTTCCGGCCAGCATTTCGTTGATGCCGTATCAATATCCCCACCGTGATCTACGATTACAGTAACTTCACTACTCATGCTACACCTCCGATGCTTCTTGCTGAACTCTGAATTCTGTCTCTGGGTCTACATATCCTAACGGGAAAGAAATTCCATTTCTTCCCTGATACTTCCGAACTTCTTCTTTGATATAGTCATAATAGATACCGTTGAATTTCTTCGGTTGATCTTTGAATATGTCTGGGAAATCCGTTTCATAAAGTTCCTTGAAATACAGAATGTCATACGCTTTGGAATATGGCGTAATACATCTGTCCAAAAGAAAACTCAAGAACTTCTCATGCACCATCCACGGATCATCATAGTAGTCATTAGCAGGAATAATTTCAACACCGTCTTCATTCAATGCGTCTCCCTTGATAACTAACATCTTCAGGGATTCGTCGCTGATAATCTCGTCTTTGTATTTGATCGTTCCAAGCGTCATGACACCCAGTTGGTTTCTGTAGTACCGAACCATCAGCTTGTAGTCCGGAGACAACAGTATGTTTGAAACAACCCCCCGTGTCGCTATCTCACCGTCTCTGTTTGTGTCGGCAACAAGAAGCCGTTTCTTGCTGTTCCAGAATTCTAAGAAACTTGCTTCATCATCGTAGCCTTGTGGCATATCAAACCATTTACTGGGGTCGGTCATTACAAGTTCATAGGAAGACGTAACGGTTGGATTTCCATCTTCGTCTACATCATACTTCATGTTTCCGTAATAGTTGATGTATTCTTCCAGAAGGTCTAAATCAAGCTGTCTGACTATATTTCCTTCCAGACGCCCTGTAGAGGGGTTTATGTGTGTAGATGGGGTCTTGTATGACTTTCCCTCGTTATAGATCGCACCGAGGTACAGGGTCTCGTTTATGTTCTTTGCTTCATCATCGTCATATTCAACTTGAATATAGATGTGTGTGCAATCAGACGGTGTGTCCAAAATATAATACTTTCGTGGAGAAAGAACGATTTCTATAGGGTCTTGCAACAATGTAGATGTGCCCGGCTCAATGTTCGTTGGTGCAGAAGTTGAAAACCCTGCAAAGAACTTTACGTCCGTATTGTATCCGTGATAAATCGTGTACCTTGTATTCGGTTCACACGGTATCACTGCCAACCGATACTTGTTATCTGTGTCATTCACAATTCTCGTGCCGTCAAACTTCATCTTGTAAATGTACTGATTCAAGAAACTGTTGACATAGTACACCATTTCTTTGTTCGGGAAATAGTTCTTCCGATCACTGGTTGTGATGACGATCTGATATTGAGACGTTTCGGAATTGACGTTGCTGTATTTTTCAACTACCCATCCCAAGTCCTCTACCGCTTCATAGATTCTTTCCTTCTCGTTGATAAGAAAGTCGTAGTATGTAATATCATCATACAGAACGGTCTTGACTGTCCCCTTTGCCGTGAACGTGATTGTTTCAGCTTCCGTGGTAGAAATGAAATACTTCTCTAAATCGGGAAACTGCTCCTGAAGTTTCATTCTTACGGTGTGCGGATTCAGCTCAAGGTTACTAAGATTTAAGTATGCCAACAGATTCCTGTGGGTTTCAGTATCATAGATTCCGGACGGGATAATAGACCGAGAATAGTTCTCTTGCAAGAACATCTGAATGTACTTTACGATCATTCCTTCGTCGCCATATTGAATGTTCAACTAATCACCCCAGTTCGTTTGTTAAGTTCACGTTATTGTTTGTGCCCATTCTGTTAAAGATTCCACCGAGAGCTGATACCATTCGATCATATCCCGTCTCTGCTTCTGGATTGTTAAGCAGCTTCAGAGCATCTATGATAGCCATAGCTGCCGTATTGATTGCAACGACAACATCTTCGTTCGGGCTTTTTGAATCAATCTTTGGTGTGATAAGGTTCACAAGACCATTGAACGCATTAGAGAGACCGGAACCGAGAGAATGAATGGCATTGACACTCTGATTGAAGTTGGCGTTCTCCGCTTTCGTAAGAACACGTTCTCCCTTATGGAGCATCGCCAATTCATCGTTTCTGACAAACGGTGTGCCTGTTGCATACTGAGGAACCTCAACACCCATGTTTTCTATCTGACTGCGATTTTCCTCTACCCATGTCTTGTATTCATCGTATTTAGATTGTTGTGCCTCTGTTAATGTCCCAGCCTTGTACATGGTTCGTAGCTCTTGCATATACGCCAGTGCTTCCGACGCTTCTTTTGCGTTTGCCTGTATTTCCTCTGCGGATTCAATGTACCCTGTATTCAACCCATACAGTTTCGCATATGCGTTCTTTTCAGCATCGTTTTGGCGTTCTCTTGCTTTTGTGCCCATGCCCAAGAAGTAACCGTCCCAAGACCACTTAATGTCTTCAGCGTTACCTTTGGATAGTCTGTCTGCCTCTGCTTCCTCATACCCCAAGTCAAGAAGTTTTTGCTTTGCAAGGTCTTTGTTTCCGCTGTTAATGGTATCTATGAGGTCTTGTTTTGCAACATCTTCCCAGTTCTGAACAGCGGCATCCATATTATCGGAAGATTGAGATTGCATCTTATCATAAAGATCGTTTGCAGTCTTATCAATTTCTTCTTGAAATTGCTCCTGTTGCCCAAGCAACGCCTCAAGTTCTCCTGCGGATTTCTGGTGGGCTTCCATCTCTGTGAGGATTCCTTCAGAAACAAGAGCAGATCGCTTATCCTCAACATCATCCATGCTTGAAACTTCTTCTTTGAGCTGTTGGATTTGTTTTTTCCGTTCCTCTTGCTCTTGTTTCATGATTTCCCGCCCTTGATCGAAAACCTCATTCAAGTGTTCGGTTTCCTTAGATTGACGGGTGATGTGTCCCACAAGTTTTGCGATTCCAATAGCAAGTCCACCAGCAGCGATAGCTGCCCATCCAAACGGGTTAGAACCCGCTATCAACAGAGAAGCCGCTCCAACGCCACCTGCAATCGCTCCAGTGGCATTTAATCCACCAGTAGTAGCAAGTATACCCCTGCGATTATCTCCTGTCTTAGCTGCTCCTGCTGCCGAGAAATCCTTTCCTGCTTCGATACCACCGTAGATCAATTCGGCTGTTCCAAGCGCAGCACCACCAAGAGTAGCTATTCCAGAACCTACTGAACCAGATGCACCTGTAGCAAGACCGCCACCAAGTTTTGACAAACCTGTTCCAGCGGCTTTACCCACACCACTAAGCATGGTTCCACCTTTGGATAGCATACCTTTACCAGATGTGACAAGATTCCGCAATCCGCTGAATCCTCCACCTCCGTTGCCTTTCAGCATATTTCCGATGGAACCCCAAGAGATGGATTGCAGTATTTGAAGGACAGCATCGAACCATTTCTCACCGCCCGGAACTGCGGTGATCCATTGTCCAACCGTGGATGCCGTCATGTTCTCCAACTTGTTTGTCATCTGTTGTGTGGCAGTGACTTTCTGGTTGATGTCTCGGACGGATTGATCGTACTTAGATGTACTTGTTCCCAGACCGTTTGCTCTTCTTCGTGTCTCATCTTCATCAATCACAAGTCTGTCTAAGTTGAGAGACGAAACAGACGAACCAACGCCTAAGATGGATTGATATGCTCCCTTCTGTAAGTCGGTTGACGGCATACCACTAAGATACCCTGTAGAAGCATTGTAGGCACCTATCAGGTCATCTCCGTTTTCCATAGCCATCGCCATGAGTTTCTGTGATACGCTACCGCTCGTTAAAGCAGCATAGGTGTTGCTTCTGACTTTGACCATCTCAGAAACAGTAGAATAAGCTTCTTTTTCTGTCAGGCCATTGTCAACAAGCTGTGCCATGATTGCTTGTGCTTCCGCAGACATGGAAGCCGCTCCACCTGTGTTGTAGTCAATGGAACGCATCAGAGGCTCCATTTCCTGTAACAAGGTATCTACAACACCGGATTGTAAAAGTCTGTTTCCGCTCTGTGACTGCTGTAACTGGAGCTGTTGAGATTTCAGGATATTAAGTCCGTGCTGATCCATGTTGACGGACATATTCACCCATGCCTCAGAAGCCGTCTGTAACCACGGGAGAAGAAGTTTTGCAGTGGAATCATCCACAGCCTTTCTAATCGCCGCATCGCCTTGTAAGCCTTGTCTTGCCACGGCTTGCATGGCGGGAACCAAATCGGTAGCGTAGTTAATTGCACTTCCTAACCCACGTCGCCCAGCTAAGTCCATAGCACCGCCGTAATAGCTTCTGGTTCCGTTCCTGTCTGTGCCCATGCGTCCTGCGATCTCAGAATAAGAACTCTCATACGCAGAACTGTATTTATGTACACCTTGAAGCAGAGGATTCAGGAATACGTCTTTTATGGTTTTGGACATGATACCCTTAAACTTCTTCACGAATTCAGAGCTTTGTTTGTCCAAATCCTTTGTGGCTTCCTTTACGTTGACAGAAGCCTTTTCATAAATCTTGTCAATTCCAGAAAAGATATTCTTAGAATCCGTGTTGTATTTTCCTGTCTTAGAGAATCCAGACAACCCAACATCGGAATACGCTCTGCCCCACATTTCGGCAACACGCTTTGCTGCCTCCTGTTCTCGTTTCAGAACGCCGTTCAGGTATTTAATGTGATAATCTTCAAGTGAATCATAAAGTCCCGCATACGCCGTCTTAGCAGCCGATACGGTGGCCTTTAAAGTCCGTGCCGTGTCTTCATTGAACTTCTTGTTGTAGTCCTGTGCCTGTGACTTAGCATATCCGAAAATGTCTTCGATCTGTCCCTTAACCTTCTGTTGGTTAATGGAAAACATTTCAATTTCTGATTCTTTTCTCTTTCGCTTATCAGCCATCAAATAACCCCCTACTTGTTCGGATTTTCTGCTTCTTTAATTTTCTGAATCATCTTTAAAATCTGTTCCCGATCATAAGGTGTCATCTCGTCCGTGTCTGCTATGGAGATTCCTTTTGACGCATAACTGATAGCAACCTGTTCTTCTACGATCTGATCGTATCGAACCTGTTTCCAGTATCTACCGTCTTGTGTCTTAATATTCGGGTCGAAAAAACTCGCTTGTGATGGGAAGACGATAATCAAAATCTTCTCCACAACCACAGTGTTCTGTCATTATAAGTTCCATGCCTAAGTCAGCCGCAGCTTGATTGTATTTGGAATCAAAGAACCGCATATCTCTGGCGTGCATGGATTCAACGTAACTCTGAATCTTATGCTTCTGGACAGGTTCACCGTTGACCGTCTGAATCTTATACTGATAGTTCAGAATGAATTCTGGGTCTCCAACGTATTCAGGGAACTTGTCAAGAATCCGTCTTGCTTCTTTTTCTATCTCTATGGTATCTCCCATAGAGAGAATTTTTGCTCCGATAACGTCACCGGAAATCGGCAGCGGGCCAATCTCTATCGGTTCCTTTACGGAATCATCGTCCAGATACTTTGTCTCGATCTCGTCCAGATTGATAACCTTCTCATGCTTTCTTCCGCAGTTCGGACAAACTAAAGAAATCTTGTAGTCTGAACCATAGGTTACGATGCGAAGCTTGTACATAAGGAACTGTAAATCAAACGGTTTCAGCTCAAATACGTCATACTCCTTCGGAGATACCGTGCACGCTTTAATAATATTAGGGATTGTCTCAAATCCGCTCCCTGCAAGTCGCATCTTTTCTTCTACGGTTGTCATTGCCCGTAGCGTGAATTTTTCGGGAATGTCAGCGTACAGTTTCCCTCTGCTGGGAATAGAAAAAGTCTCCTGAATTGCTACTCTCTTTGCCATAATTTATATCCTCCGTTTAGTGAAATATTATATCCATTTAGGTAAAGAAATTTCTGCACACATAAAAAAACAACCAGCCGTTAAGCTGATTGCCTTTGTGTAAGTTATACGGTTGTCGCAGCCGGAACGTCTGGAGCGCACCAATCGTATGTTATAGTCATGTCAACGGTTTTAACAGCGTTGCCATCGTGAGAAAGCTCTCCGAGGTTCAACTGGGAAGGCCAACAGCCATGCAGTATCCACTGTCTTACGAACGTACCGTCCGGAGCATATTCAAGGACATAAGCTGTTTTCTTATACTTGCTTGCCCAGCCGATCTTCTGTGTCTCGTAATCGTAAACTTGTTTCTGCCACTCGCTGAGAGCGTTTTCTACATCAAGTCCAATGTAGTCGTTCACTCGTACAGAGCAGTCACCGAAGCTGGGTTTACCCGCATACTTCACAGTGTTGTTCTGGTACGGAACTTCGATGGTGCTAACCTGAATAGATGGAGCTGAAAAACTCGCAACGGAAAGCGTGACAGTGCTTGCAGCGGAATGGTTAATATTATCCTTCCCGTCGAAACCAACCCTATTCACATAGTTAGGAAGTTCAGGGATTTGAATTTCAAAGTTATTCGTTCTCTGCGGTTCAAAAGAATCACGTCCAACCATGTGATATGTACCAAGAACGCCCTTATTAAAGCCTCCATAACTCGTCTTATCTCTTGCCATGTTTTCGCCTCCCTTAGTTTATTGTAATCTCTGTCTGATCCAGAATAGAGACCTCAGAAGGATTGAGTTCAAATCCGATCTCAAACTCTTCGGCTGCTCTGTTGACAGAAATAGATACCATGCCTTTGATCTTGTTATTGTTGACATCTTCATCTGTCATTGTGGTGCTGTCCATAACAACAGAATAGTCATCCAGAATACCGTTGGCTTTCATGGAAAGCAGTGTCGGTTCAATACCGCTTCTGAACTCGTTCCATGTTGCAAGGTTGTTCTGGCTGAATGTCAGACGAATACAGGTATTGTAGATCAGACGCTTTACTTCGTTTGCGGTAAGTCTTACGGCAAGTTCCTGAAGGGAAGCTCTGTTGTCTTCGTCACCGTCGATCACCTGATACAGCGTTCTCTGTCCAAAGATGGTATATCCATAGTTTCTAAGTCTCATGATCGGGTTGACACACTGCACCGAGAAATTCTGCCATGCATCAAGTGTGGTTCCGGAAATCGGATATTCAGTCTCAACGATTTCGGGTACGCTTCCACGCTGTACGCCCGCAGGAGCATCCCACATTGTATCACTCTTAGAGATATACTTAGAGCAAGTGTGCAGGAAAATGAAGCTCGGAGGCATCCACTTCGCAATAGAAGTTGTCAGTCTAAACATAGCCCACGGTGCGTAAGCCGCTCCGTAAGATGTATTGATAGAGCTGAAGTAAGTCGGAACATCGTCTGCGTCGGTTGCATATGGGATGTCCGCAAGGAAGATACAGTCGCCTCTTGCTTCCGCAAGGCTGGACATAGCCGTAACGATTGCACGGCTGTTTCCTGCATCGGTGTATCCACCAGCAGTGATAAACTTCACGTCATACTCAAACTTGTCTGTCAGTCCTGCGTATGTGTCCGCAATGTTAGCCTGTACGTCCGCTTCAGGAGCATCTGTGCCACCTGTGAAAAGGTCAGATGTGAATCCTGGCGCAATGGTGAAGTCTGTGAGATTCTTCACAGTGATCTTGATATAGTCCGTTTCCAGAACTCCTACGGTTCCGGAAATCTCAAAGTTCGCTTTCAGAGCTTCTTTGTATGCCGGAGTGTTTTCAACACCTTCAGTGATTGCCATCGTGACCAGCTTGATGGATTCAAGCAGATTGTAGTAGGTGTTGTTTCCTCTTACGATCTGTCTGTAGACTTTCAGGATTGCAGCAGTGTTGTTGGAGTTTGCTTCCAACTTGATTCTCAGTGTGTTTCCGAAAGTACCACCGAACTTTTCTTCAGCTCTCCAGATTTCAGCAGGAGTTTCACCCGTGGAATTGATAACAACCTTTGCTTTCGCAACTTTGGTCTCATCCACGACACCGCTGGAATCCAACGGAACTACACGTCTGAAAAGAACCGGAAGCCCCTGATTCAGAAGATAGTAGGCATACTCCCACGCAGAACCGATGTTGTCATCTGCTGTACTGGGAGAGTTTACACCAAACACCTTTGTAAAATCGGAAACGGAACCTACCAGAACAGGTGCATCATACGGGCCGGTTGTCGCCGATCCCGGAACATACACGATATTGTCACTGTCGATAGAAGATACATTGAAGATTGTATTGTCTGTCTCACGCAAAGTGATTCGTGGCATTTATTATTCCCCTTCTTTCTTTGTCTTTCTTTTTGCAGATACCTTTTCGGTGATCCGCACTACCAAAATAAATCCGTTTTTTTCGGCTATTGCCATCTGTTGTGTGTACTCGTTTGCCTTGATAGTACCTTTAGAGTCTATACAGATTCCGTTGATACAGATGGCTCTATTCGTCAGGTTCGATACCTGATACATCAAAATCACCTACTTCCGTAGTTTCTGCTCCGTCATTGATGTCAAGGCTGAGTTCCAGAACATATGGTTTAAGAACTCTGCTCTTCCACAGATACGCATCGTCGGTGTATAGGGAAATCGTCTGCCTAAAATACTCACCGTGGTTTAGTTGTTCTACAATATCGGAGTTGTCCTCAACTTCATTGTCAAAGAAAAGGTTGAACACATGGTTCTGATTGATCCCATACGGTATGGTAACTTCCAACGTAGGGTTGATACTGAAATAGAACAACAGTTCTCTCAGTATCATGTCATTTTCTTCTCTCGTCTTTGACCAAATATCCATTAGGTAATTGATTCTAATGGGGATCGCTTGCAGATACGATGTTGTCTTCGCTTCTTCGTCCACCACCGCCTTTAAGCCATGAAACTTCATGCTGTGCGGTCTTTCGCTTTTCAATCCCCATCCTGTTCGTTGTAGGCTTATGAACGGCATTTCTACCGTGTCTTCCTGCAACTTTGCAATCGTTCTGAATTGCAAACTCGGTGGCACAATGTAGATGTGGCTCTTCTCTGTCAGTGTCCGTAACTTCTGGACAATCGCATCGTCATATAAAAACACACTCATACAATCACCACCGCCTTTGTTGTCGCAAACCGTTTCAGTTTAAGTTGGATATATGCCGTCCAGTATTTGGGAATGTTCCTTTGATAACGATTGAAAATCTTGCTAAAAACCCCAGTCGCTTTGCTTACGTCATTCCCTTTATCCAAGAACCGCACAATCTGTTCCAACTTGTTCTTGCTGCTTCGGAACAGTACGGTTGTATCAAAATAGATTTGATACTGTCCCGTCTCCCGTTCCCTGTACTTGATAGCAGACTTTATGTCTTCTATGATCCACTTCATGTTGATATAGTTCGGTTTGCTTGTCCACTTGATCCATGTAGCCTTGAGCAATTCCCTTGACTTTGCTTGTAACAATTCCATGTTGACTTGTTCGTCGATGTCTTGTCTGAGATTGAATAACAGGAACTCACAGAATGGTTTCATAAGATTCATTTCCTCTTTGTCAGTTCCTTCAATTTCAAAATCAATCGTCATCGTTCTTCTCCGTCGATAATGCTGTAGTTGGTTTTCATGTAATTGTAGTTCTTTGTGGTATCATCTCTGACTTCATCGTTGTTGAACACCGGAGCTACAATACATACCCAACAGTCAGGATATTCCATCAGCGTTGTGATCCTGTTGATTCGGAATCTCCGTGGCTTTTCTCTGACCACATCAACGGGAGGAATGTCTATAATCGAATCCGTGTCAAGGTTCTTTGCATCAAACGGCAGCATGGCGATATATGGTTTATCATCTGGGTTTTCAGACACCCACCCGATTCGTTTCAGCGTGTTCACTTTCGGGTTTTCCTGAAAGATAATATCCATCACGATGGGTTCGGAATACTCGCTCTGGAATTCCGCATAGATCGTTGTATCAGTCTTGACAGCGTATCTATACTCAACTTCAATTCCTCTGAGTTTCGCCATCTCCTTGAAGAAGCAACGATATAATGTTGAATCTTTTCTTGTGAGAAACCCCATTATTCTTCCTCTCCTTCGTCTCTAAGTTCAGGCTCTTCCTCTTCCGGTTCTTCTTCTGGTTCTTCCACGGGTTCTTCCGTGGGTTCCTCTACGGGTTCTTCCTGCGCTTTCCGTTTCTTTTCTATGTCACCAAACAGGATGATCTCGTTGACATAGAGTTCGTCTTCTGTGGCTCCCAGTGCTTCTCTGACTTCATCAATGTGGTTCCTGATATAACCATTCACCACGGACGAAAGTTTCACTAACCATCTCTTGTTAGATAGCAGCATGGTCAGATGCTTACAGAACGAACCGATGTTATCGTTTGGATTTCTTATCTTCGCAGGACGGGTTTCGGGTTCACCGATCATGTATCCGTGTTCCGTTGCCCAGTAAGCATACCGATACTTGAAATCAGGGCATGAACAGTATACCTGTATATCAGAGTTGTCTATAGCTTTCGTTATCGCCCTTGTCACGGTTTGAAGCGTTACGTTTGGTTTCGGTTGAGACCAAGCAATATCCAAAAGATAATAGAGCACTCCTGCATATGATATTACGCAAAAATAATCGTGTCCGTCTGCCGTCTTATGATGGATAGGCACCTCTGCAACAAGTATGTCATCGGAAAGCAGTCGGTTGAAATCAACGACCATCTTAGTTCCCGTACCATAATTCTTTCGCTTGTTATACCGTGCAGGGGATTGTGCCTTTGTTTTTCCGACAAGATTATGTCGGTCTACTTCAAGTATTCTTATCACGGCACAACCTTCTTTCTGCGTTATCTAATGATATAATCTCCCGATTCATAATCATCCGTAGCAAACTTGTGGGCATCGTATATATTCATACCAAGTGTCCTAATTGCTTCAATTTCCTTGTCAGAGCAAGGATGACAGTCGTATAAACGAAGACCACCTCGTTGGTGACAGAACATAGTCAGCTCATCTTCTGTCCCTTTAATAAACACACTTACGGGATATTCGTAATCCGAAGACCTTCTTAATTCCATATTGATTTGCCATACCCGTTCTTCTTCCGTGTTCTCGCTCGGTTCTCCCCACTCTAAAATCTTAATCATGGTGTCACCTACTTTACTGTGATTACGCCGTTTCTCAACGAAGCGTTGTATCCCATGTCCTTAATGAGTTCAAGATACCACTTAACCCCAGCGTTACGTTGGTACATATCTTTTCCAGACACCTTGCCTGTTCCGCTCTTGTTCCCTTCGTATACGGTAAAATACGCCGTATCCGCAGCATTGCATACAGTGTCAATGACTTCTTTTACTGTGTCTAAATCGTCAATGACGTTGAGGACATTACTGCAAACAGCATAGTCTACAGTATGGTTTGGAAGTTTAGAACCAGGCTGATTGTATGGGTCATATGGGTAGTATGTACACCCTAAACTTTCAACATAATCCTGAATGTGATCCGTATATCTCCCACACCCATAATCAAGAATTTCAGAACCTTCTTCAAAGTTCACTTTCTTATATACCGCAGGGAGTTTAGTTTTGTTGATGGAGGTTCCAGCAGATGTATAAGTTTGTACTTCGATAACTCTAATCATGGTGTCACCTCATCTGCGTTTACGGGATTCATACAGGTCTTCGTCTTCTTCGCCTGGGTATGGGATTTCATAGTTGCGGAAGATGTATGCAAAAATATCAGATGCATCATCTGTACCCATCGCACGGACTACAGCTTCGAGAGCTTCTTCGGCACCCATATACATAACGCACTGATCCATCATGTCAAATACATCTGTGGGAGATGCGCTTTTGCCCGTATGATCGAAATATTCATTTTCAGATAAGTATTTAATCATAGGCTCACCTCATCTACGTCTGGTGGTGTATGGCGCACGAGATATAGCGCCTGGGTCTTCACGATCCCAAAAATCTTCATCACCGTTACACGATACAATCTGAACTCCTCTTACTCTTCCAATAAAATACCCATTTCCAACATCTATGTATCCACCAGTGCTTTTCGCTGGGGTATCATGCCAATCATCATAATCGGTGTTGGTTGCTCCAGTAATCATATAGATTTCCCCCGCATCATATCCGGCGCCAACTAACTTCTGAATGGAGTATTCGATACATTCGTAAATGTCTCCCTTAAACTTGTCGTCGGGGTTATATTCGGCACAGTTTGGAACTAAGCAGTAGCAAAAATGGTTACCCATATAATATTCTGCCACGCCATCTCCATCTTCTGCTACACTATAAAGTTCCTCTTCTCCATAAACAGAAAACCCTTTATCATGTACCATTTTGCTATACCGATCTGCCGGGCCGGATTCTTTCATGCGTCTGTGTCTGGATTCGGTTCTTCTATGGCGTTCGTCCCAGAGTTGATCGTAGTCATCATATCCGAGGCATTGAGCAATAAAATCATCCTCAAACCAGAAGATGTCGTTGAGTTCTGTTTCATCCATGCCGTCTGGATATTCGTCTTCCAGAATAGCCTGAATCTGATATAGCTCATCATCAGTTAGCATTTCCGCATTATCTTTTGCGCCACTCCAGAATTCAAAATTCGTCAGATCAATATCTTGATAAATTTTCACTGCAATCACCTCCGGCTATATCCATAGCTACCCTTCTGTGCCTGTTCCATAAGGTTGGCAGCTTCAGAAAGATGCTCTGCGATTTTCTTTAAAGTATTCTTTCCTGCACCGTTTTCCAGAACATACCCTTTTAACTCGTTAATATCGTCGATGTACTCTTCAATATACCGAAGGATTGACTGTTCGTTCACGGTGTTGTATGCACTTGCTTTGGAATCTCTAATGTATTTTACCATGCGATTCACCTCTTATAGGATTCTTTCATGCGTCTGTGTCTGGATTCGGTTCTTCTGCGATAGTTGTCATTGAGCTGTTCGCCCTCTAATTCATCGAGAACTTCACCGATGACTTGTCCAAGCAAGTAACAACGGATAGTTACGTCAAACCATTCCCAGTCTTCGTTAATGAAGTGTTCTCCAATTTCAGATGCTTCAATTCCAAACTCACTGGTAGCTTCCAACAGATAATCCATGCCATCTTCAAGGACATATTCTTTTGCTTGATATGAGCTGAAGGTATATGAGCCTGACGCATTTCCTGTCACGCTGTCATCAACCCAGAGGTCTTCGTTCAGTTGCTCTTCTACTTCGTCACGGTCATAATCTCCATCAAGATAGCCGCCGTCCTCTATAGCGTCCCGAACGTCACTTTTCATCGCTTCTACATAACTGTAACTCATACGATTCACCTCATTTACGGACAGGTTTTCTCATGGGTCTTTTTGCAGATGCCTTTCTGACAGGTTTACGGGATTCCTTCATCAGCTTGCCGTATACCCGTGCTCTCTTTTCCTTCAGTCGTGCAATCATGTCATAGTGCAGTCCCTCACAGGTGATGACGCCGTTACGGGTTCTGGTCATAAATACGAAAGGTGCTTTTCCACCTCTGCGGGATTCAGTCTTGAATGTGCCGTCTTCACGGGCAGCCATTCTGGTCTGTCCTGCACGGAAGTTCTCAACCTTCAGATTGACTTTCTTAGACTTTCCGCTCTTGAATGTGAGCTTGCACTCAAGTGTCAGTCTGTTTCCACGCTTCTTTGCACCGACAAGCTGGAAGGAACGT